GCATGAAGCCCGCCCACGCTTACCCTGTTTCCAGACTCGCTTTGATTCCTGTGGTACATCCATCCAGCCATCCATCCATACAGCCATCCATCCATGCCGTGGATGTACGGCCTCCGACCCACCCCCCATCGCCGAATACCCATCCCACTCTGTACCACTCCCCCTGCCAACCTCCCCCTGCCTGACACCCCCCCTATTACTACATATACACTATATATATAGACAGTAGTAGTGGTAGAGTGGTGGTCGGAGAGGGATGGTCGGAGAGGGCGACGGTGAGAGAGTGGGATGGGTTTTGGGCGATGAGGTGGGGGGGATATCCCGTACATCCACGCCGTGGATGGATGGATGGATGGATGGATGGATGGATGGAAAGGTGCGCGCAGTAGAAATGTCCCCGCTCTCGCGGGGTTCATTCTGCCCAGCATACCGACTATTCGACTTGATCCCGCGCACGTTCAGCGTACAGCTTATAGAGACGAGTCTGATCAGCGTCCCGGAGCACGCTTGCCACGAATGCGCGAGCGTGTGCGCGAGTGTCGAAATGCTTGTCCATAACGTATGCGCCGAACAGGGCAACCTGAAACTTGCCCTGTCCAATCCGCACAATGATGTAGGGTCTGCGAACGTATCCCATCCTACCTCCTGTATCTTGCAATGTGTAATTTCCAGCGTCACGGCATCTACCGTGCTGGCTGTTCAGCTACTCCAGTCTGGTGGCAGGTGTGATCCTGCGGGCGCAACATCCGCCACACACCAGCACGGCGAGGCCGGAGACGATGTTCTGTCCCCGGCCCCTCCGTCGACTACGCTTCGAGACTGGCGAGGAATTTGCGGATTTTTTCCGCCCGCGCTGGGTCCAGTGCTGCTGCTTCGATCTTCGCGCCCAGCGCCGCTTGGCGCTTCTTGGTGCCACCATCGCCTGCCTTCCGACCAGACGAAACGTAGGTGTCAGCGGCGTCCTGCGCCATTTTGAGCGCGCCAGCCACGTCTCCGGTGGCAAGCAACTTTGCCACCTCTTCATCGATTGCAACAGCGACTGCTTCACGCTGCTGATCGAGAACGTACTGACGACGAGCAAGCTCGTTGCGACGGTTCAGATCGCCGTTTTCGAGACACTTTACCCAGTCCTCGTCGTTTTCCGGAACATGGATCTGGATTTCCTTACCCTTGAGGACATCAGGAATTTCCTTGCGAGTAAGGGCGAAAGCTTCCTGCTTCATAACTACCTCCCGAATTGTCAAACAACTGTGGCCGAAACGTCGGCCTGCGTCGGCGACCAAATGGCCGCCCCTCCGACCCCGCAATTTACACCCTGAACATTAGGGTTTCATTGCAAGATCATTACGTAACAATTACGATCAGATTACAATTCGGTATCGAGGTACGAGCCTCAATTGGCTCGGTTTCGAGTACCTATTCCGTTGTCAAGTCGGGGTGGACCCCGCGTGAGCCGATTTCCGTCGCCCTGTACGCCCTATAGCACAGCGAGAATTGTGCCACGAAAGCTGGCCAATATGACAGGCCTTGTGTCCCCAATGGTGGACAGGTTGTGTCAAACTGGCACCGACTACCTACGACAGATTGGCAGTGAGCAGGAATGTGACGGTGGTTGCTTTTTTGCCACTACTCGCATTCTTTTCTGCATAACGGATTGCATATCGAGGGGTGCTTCGGCCTGTATTCGGGGAAAAGAGGGGTCTGGCTGGGCTTGAGCGGGCTTGTCGGGAAATCTTGCATATTTGTAAGTTGTTGTGGCGCAACGAGTTAGGGACGGCGTTTCAGCGGGATGGGCAATGTGACCTGCGGGGCGGCGTTCGCGCCTTACGCGCCGCGCTTCGGGGTTTGTTCGCTGGCTGTGTTTGCGAGCAAATCGGTGCGGGGTGGCGCAATTGCGAGCGATTCTGTCGGAAACGCCTCGCGCAATGCCGAGCGATTCTGTTGGAATGACTCGCTTTGCGCCAATGCTCGACGCCCCTCGGCCCACGCTGGATTTGAATGACCCGAGGGGAAAACTTGATCGCGCCCAGCGGGGGGATAGTATCCCCTATATTTTCTAGGTTCCAGGCCTCTACACGTTGGCTCATGCCGGAGTTCGCACCCGCCACCTTGCGTCCCGCCCTCCTTTGTGCCATATTTCACGAGTAGGGGGCGGCAACAACGCCACCCCTTGCACCCTCGCCACTGGCCCCACACGATGAGACTCAGCCCGGAAGATGGTCGGATCGAGGACCCAGGGCCAACAGCGACCCTGGCACCTTCGTCGTTCTCACGACCCTCGGGCCGACTCATCACCGATAGCGACGGGATTTGGACCAATGCCGAGCTCGACTTCAACGCCCCGGGCGAGCTGGGCGAGCCAGTCTCGCTTCCCGGTGAGCGCAGCCTCCCGGTCTCGACGCGCACTGCCGCCCTCATGGAACAGATCATCGAAGGGACAGCGCCTCGGACACGTGCCCTCAAAAGCTTCGAGCCTCAACGGCTCAGTCCTCTTCACGTGAATATGATTCTCGATCGCGCAGCCGGACTCAAGCCGAGCGAGATCGCCGAGAAGTACGATATCACGACAACTCGCGTAGGGATCATCCTCAACCATCCCGACTCCACGAAGCTCTACGTCAGCCTGCTGAGCGATACCGCCGACGGCATGAGCGATCCGCGCAAGCGCATCGAGGGTTACGCGCATGAGATGCTTGACCTCAAAGTCGGGCTTGTCCGGGATCCCGGCCAGAAGGCGGGCCTCCGAAACGCTATCGCCACGGACTTGCTCGACCGCGCAGGCTATGGAGAGCGGAAGCACATTGAGATCGATACGAAACACTCGATTCAGATGCCGGCGAATCTCGCAGAGCGCCTGGGTGCCGGACTCGCTGCGGCGGCGTCTCGGCGTGAGATTCCTTACACAAGCTTTGTACAGGACGGCACCCAAGTCTTGACGCCTTCGGGCATCGCGGCTCAGGTGCCCGTGCTGCTGGATAGTGAGGCTGCCCCATTGGGCCTGCCGTCAGGGACTGGGCACCCCGAAACGACTGCTGGAACCTCCCTCAGTACCTATCCAGTGGCAGCCCCGCAGCCCTCAACTCAGGAGCGTGTCGCATGAAGCCGAGCAAATTCTCCTCCCGGGTAATGGGCAAGGCAGACTGGGATGCCATTGCAGACTACTTCCTACCGGGCGAGTTCACAGTCCCCACTCGCATGGGTTGGGAGTTTATGCTTTGGCTCGTGGAAGTGCGGAAGGCTGCAGGTGTGCCGATGCATATTAGTTCCAGCTACCGCACAGCCGCACACAACAAGGCTGTCGGAGGCGCCATGGACTCTGCACACACCGATGCGATCTGCAATGCCGTAGACATTGGCATAAAGCCAACGCCAGAGGATCGGAACTGGAACGCCGCGCGCTTCGAGATCATGGATGCGGCGCGAGCCCTCGGCTGTCAGCGCATCGGAATGTATAAGAACGGTTCACTTCATATTGACCGCACAGAGGATGTACGGCCCGCTCGTTGTATCTGGGTGGCTGTAGATAACCCCGCATGACGGGCGAAGCTGTCGAACGGTTTCAAGAACTCAGCCCTGCCCAACTTGAGCACCTTCGCCGGCTAGCACAGACGGATCTGTTCTTCATGTCTCAGACAGTCCTGGGCTACGATCAAGTGGCAGAGACGACGCACGGTGCGCTCTGTCACTTCATTACGGATGAGCCAGCCAATCGGCGTATGGTGCTGATGCCGCGTGGGTTCCTGAAGTCAACAATCTGCACCATTAGTGACAGCATTCGTCTCACCGTAGCGAATCCCGAACACACGCGAATTCTCATTGCGAATGAAGTCTTCGATAATGCAGCAGGGTTCCTGAAGGAGATCAAAGCACATTGGGACAACGGCAGCCTCCTGGCGATGCTCTTCCCCGAATTGCTACCGGAGCGACGGGCGGGTCCAGGAGCAGACTGGTCAATCGACAGCGCATCCGTCAGCCGCTCCTCCGCATACAAAGAGTCAACGTGGACGGTCCTTGGCGTGGGTGGTACGAAGGTTTCGCAACACTTTACGCACATCAAGTGCGACGACCTTGCGGGGAACCGAGCGAAAGAGTCCGACGTAGAGATGAAAAAGGCAATTCGCTGGACGGAGGATCTCGTCGGACTCCTCGACCGCCCAGATGGGCCGCTCGATTTCTACGGTACCCGCAAGACGATGAGTGATGTGTACGCCGCTGTGATGACACGCTTCGGGGATCAACTCAAGGTGTTCGTGCGTGAGCCTTTCGAGGATGGTCGGACGATCTTTCCGAAGATCAGCACCGAGAGTCTGCTCCGCATTATGGCAGAAACGCCCGAGACTTGGGCGCACGACTATATGAACAACCCCATAGGGCGGGGCGGACTTGACTGGCCGACCGGACTTCTGCAGAACTTTGTGTTCGATGCTGAGCGCTCAGTGCACTTTGTGGACTCGCTTACCGGAGAGCACAAGAAGTGGAAACTCAGTGAGCTCGATGTAATCATCACAGTGGACCCCAATTCGGGAAAGAAGCTCGCACCCGACAAGGCTGCAGTCATCGTGCATGGAGTCTCACCGACGAATGAGATCTTCGTGCTTGACATTTACTCTGGACGCCCTTCGCCCGATCAGCTCATTGACGCAATCTGGGCGCTCTGCACGATCTGGCACCCACGTTGCGTTGGACTCGAGGACGCTGGACAGCAGAACACGATGTACTACTTCGAGAAGAAGTGCCACAAGGAGCAGCGATTCTACCGCCTTGAGCACTTAAAGCATAAGAATGTTCGGAAAGAGCACCGGATACGCACCGCACTTGATACGCCTCTCCGATCCAAGCGGTTGTTTGTCCTAGCTAGTCACATCACCCTCATCGGCCAGATTCAACTCTTCCCGCAACTTGCGGAACATAACTGGGATGAAATTGATGCACTAGCACACGGCGCACAGCTCTATCGGACAGGGCGCAAAGAGTCTGCCGCTGAGGAAGAAGCAGACGCAGAATCCAAACTTCTAGCCATTCGGGGAGTGACTGGTTATGGCTCCAGCTATGTCCGACGATCCCCACTCACTCTTCACCGATAGCGAGGATCGACTATTGCCTCTTGGTACGCTGGACACGCTGACCTTCAGGTGGTTGGCAGGTATTCTGCTCGGACTTCTCACAGCGGTTGTTGGGTTTGAGATGCACACAGTCTCGGAGAGTCTCACGGAAGTTCGTACCGAGGTAGTTACAAACGGAAAGCTTGTGGCTGAGATGCAAGGGCAGCTTCTGCAGAATAACAGTCGCCTGCAGCGCATCGAGGCTAATCAGGACAAAGTGCTTCAATCCCTCGGGAAGCGCTAGTCCATCACCGTAGGACAGGAGGACACAATGCAGTTCCTCAAGAGCAAGACCATCTGGGCTGGCATCATCGTAGGCGTGCCGCACATTCTGGAGCAGTTCGCTGTATTCGCCAACAGCGGATTGCTTGGCCCAAAGGTGCGGGGCATCACGATGGGCGTCGGCATCATCCTCGGCGCAGTTGGTGTGAAGTCTGCAATCAGCAAGACGAAGTAGTCCCTCGATCTTTCACGTTGCAATTCACAGGACGCGCCGATGATTCCGCAAGACCGATACGATCCAAAGCGTGCAACGGATCTTCTTTGGTATTTGATCCAGGAGCTTCGGCGTACCATGACGGATCGAGGAAACATCGAGAGTGATTGGATGCGGTATGAGCAAGTTTACCGAGCGCGTCCGGTAAATGCGGAGAAAACGTTTCCCTTCGCAAATGCATCAAACTTGGTCATCCCTGTGGCAGCCACTGACGTGGACACACTCTTTGCGCGTCTGATGGGTCTGCTCATGGAACCTTCCAACCTGTGGAGCGTGACTCCTCAGCGGCCCGAGTTCGCAAAGATGGCCGCAGCGACGGAAGACTTCCTCGAGTGGGCTCAGCACAATGAGCTTGATATTCACGGCCCGGTAGGAGACTGGATTCTTGAGCTTCATAAGCTCGGCACAGGCATCATAAAGCAACGCTACACGCGTGAGATGAAGAAGGTCTACGAGTGGCGTGAGCTGCAGGACGGCACGACGTGGCAGCAGCAAGCGGTCATCCTTCTCAAGGACAAGCCCGCTATCCACAACACGCGGCTCATCGACTTCTACATCCCAGCCGGCTTCCGTGACATCCAGTCTGCCCCGTGGGTGGCGGAGCGGATTCGACTGACGTGGCAGCAGTATATGAATCGGGTCAAGGCCGGCATCTACACCGGAAGCGATCAGATCGGTGCATGGTTCAGTACGCCTCCTGTCAACACGCTCCAGCGCCAGCTCGATGCCATCACCGGCTTCGTGCCCTCACAGAACAAGCAGATGGAGTTCTACGAGTTCTGGGTGGACTTCGACATCGATGGCGACGGATGGGACGAGGCACTGGTCTGCACTGTCCATCTCGAGTCGCAGACGTACGTGCGCCTGGACTTCAATCCGTTCTTCAATCAAGACAAGCCCTATTCTGCTGCTCGCTTCATGCGCGACACGAATGGGTTTTACGGGATCGGCCTCGGGGAGATGCTCGATTATTTCCAGGAGGAGATCACCGCAATGCACAATCAGCGCATCGACTCCGGCACCGTGGGTAACTCGACGATGCTGAAGGTGCGCAGCGATGAGACGGGCATTCGCAAAGACGAGCCAATGTATCCGGGCAAGCAGTGGCGTGTGGCCGACATGAATAATGTGGAGACCCTCGCTTTCGGTACGCCTGGTACAGCCCCCTCCATCGAGGCGGAGGGCGTGACGCGGAACGAAGCTCAGCGGCGCACTGGCGTCAGCGACTATGTGCAGGCACAGGCTGGCCCCGCCACGGCCTACGGCTCGGCCTACACCACGCAGCAGATGATCCTCGCGTCCTCGAAGCGATTCGGGGAGACCCTGCGGGAGATTCGCGTAGCGCTCGGGGAGACCGGCACTCGCGTGCTTGAACTCTACCAGCAGCACAATCCGCGTGGCAAGGAATATATGGCCGTTGGGCAGAAAGAGGGTGAGCTTGTTTCGCAGGTCCTCCACTTTCCGATGGACCTGATTCGGCGCGGGATGCTCGTAGGAGTGACCGCGATTGACACGCAGACTTCGAAGGATGCACAGATTCGGACGACCACACTCGTCCTCCAGCAACTGATGCAGTACTACAGCGGTTACATGAACGCGATGAGCTACGCGGTGAATCCGCAGATGCCGCCCGAGATCAAGGCCGCTGCACTTCAGATGGCCAATGGTTCGACCGAGCTGATGGCCAAGCTTCTTCACCTCTACGGCGTACAAGACACAGCGTCGATGTTGCCGATTGTCCAGGGAGCGGTAGATGCCCAGAATGCGCAGCTTCAACTCTTACAGCAGGGAGCCGTCGGAACTCAGTCCGGAGGAGCACCACCACCTATGGGCGCTTCAGGGCCAGCCGGGATGGGAATGCTTCCATCAGCGGGTGGCACAGGTCCTGTTCCAGCCGGCCTTGCAACGTCTGCGCCAGGAGGTGGACCCCCTCAAGGCAGCATGGCTCCGGGGTAACCTCGATGCGCTCGAGAAGGTGTTCAGTATGATTGCCGATGTAACTACGCAGGATCAACCTAGGGAGATGCCCAGATGACAGGCCCAGCTATGCCAAACACAGGGTTCGTGCAACTACCGGGAGGTTATCCCGTACCGGGACAGCCCCAGCCAGCCGCTCCTGCGGCACCGGCAACCACACAGACCCCTCCGCAGATGCTTCAGTTTGCTCCGAATCCCGGCCCAGTAGGCGCACCGATGGAGGGGAATACGATCCCCATGCCGCAGGCGCCGCAGGGCACTCCACAGACGCCGCAGATTTCCGCTGGCGCCGACGTCAATACGCGCCTCAGCGGGCCGAACATCCCGCCCGAACTGCAGGGCAAGACAATCGGTGAAGCACTTCAGACGTACGCAGGAATGCGACAGGTCGTGCTTCAGATGGTGCCGGGACCGCAGCAGCCAGCCCTGCCCGCGCTTCCGACGCCGGTCCCTCAGCCACGGCCAGCGGCTCCGGTTGCACAGCCTGCTGGCCCGCCTGCGGGTGCGGTTCCTGAATGGGATTGGCGCTATCCACAGGCTGCGATCTCCGCCGCTGTGGGGCGCGAGCTCGACACGCGACTTGCTCCGCTCCTGCAGCGCGAGTCACAGAACAATGTCCAGGCGGCTCGGGCGCAGATGGTGCAGGAGTTCGGCGGTGCGTGGAACCAGCTTGCCCCGATGGTGGAGCAGCGGCTGGCGGGTGCCGATGCGGAGGCGCTGCAGAACCCGATGATCTGGCGCGTAGCGACGGAGGCTGTGGTTGGCCAGCTCGCGCTCCGGTCTGCACAACAGCAGGGTGCGGTGGCGCAGGTCGCCCAGACTGCGGTGCCGCAGATGCGGGTCCAGGGCCAGCCCATGCCGAACCTCAACGGGTTCTTCACAGAGGCACCGAATACGGGAGCGGCTCCGGTTGCTCCGGCCCAGCTCTCTGCGCAACAGGAGTGGGTGCGGGGACAGATGGGAATGACGGTTGACGAGTATTTCGCCTGGAGTGGCGGGGGAGTGAGACGATGAGTGCGGCAAAGGCAGGACCGAGCGTGCCTTCGGTAGAAGTGCGGGACCGAAAGCGCAACGATGCGGAGATCCTCGACCTCGTTGAGATGTCGAAGGACCCGAACCGGCACTATAGGTGGGTGCGGGTTGACCGCTACAATACCTCTGTCGTGAAGCACCGTCTGCGTGGCTACGTGGCAGAGATCAGCACAGGAGGCATCGAGACAATCGCTGAACCTGATAAGCGAGGGGATGGTCACATTGTAGTTGGGGATGTGATGCTCATGAGCTGTCCTCGGGACCTCTACGAGCAGCGTGTTGCAGATCGTCTGGCGCGTCAGGAGGCGACGTTGGCTTCGACCTCAGCGGAGACGAAACGGATGGCAAAGGAGAAAGGGATCGCATTGATCCAGGATACGAATGATTCACTCTAGGAGTCAAGTATGAGCTTTCAACTGGCGCCTGGACAGCTCAACACGCGAGTCGTTGAACGTCCACTGATTAGCGGCTACGCTGAGCTGGAAGGGGCAGTTGTCAAGGTCACATCGGGCGAGTATGAGGGAGTGGGAACTGATGCCGTGGCGGCAATTGCAGGTGTGATGATTGGACCAGGCGGGACTGACACGTCTGGCTTCAACATCACCGGGCATAAGGAGTTCCCTGAGCATACCGGGCAGGCGGTGTGGCCGGGACCGGGAATCGTGTTCAGCTGCGAGTACGTCAGCACGATTGGCACGATTGGAGAGAAGTACGCGCTGATCAAGGACACGGACAACAAGTACAAGGTAGACTTCTCGGACACAGGCAATGACGCGGTGCGCTATGTGGGCGCGCTGAGCACTGGTGTTCCCGAGAGCCAGAATCGAGTGCTGGTGACGTTCCTGCCAGCTGTGGTAGTTGACAATTAGCACGGAGTTGCAATGAGCTTCATGCTGGCTTCTGCGGTAGGAGATGAACTGCCGCGCATTGTAGAGAGGCCCGTTGCGGTTGGCTACGCTGAACTGGCAGGTGCGGTTCTCAAGACGACTGCGGGTGCCTATGTTGGGGCAGGGACGAATGCGTCGGCGGATATCACTGGCGTAGCAATCGGACCGGGTGGTGCGGATACATCTGGATTCAATATCACGGCGCGGAAGGAATTTCCCGCGCTGGTGGTTCAGGCTGTGTGGCCTGGGCCAGGCATTCTCTTCTCGGCAGAGTACGTTGGCTCGCTGGGAACGATTGGAGCGAAGTACGCGCTCGTTCGGAGTGCGGACGCGAAGTATCGGGTGGACTTCACCGATACGGACAACGATGCAGTGGTCTACGTCGGCGCGTTGCTGACGGGTGATCCGGAGTTGCAGAATCGGGTGTTGGTCACGTTCGATCAGGCAGCCGTTATTGACAATTAGGTCTAGGAGACCAAGATGCCAGTTGCACGCGGACAGTGGGCCGAGCTTCTCGCTCCTGGCCTGAACATGAAGACCTTCACGGCCTATCGGCAGCATCCAGAGCTGTATCGGCGCTTCATGAATGTGAAGAACTCCAAGAAGGCATTCGAAGACGACTTCAGGATTGCGGGTCTGGGACCGTTGGCCAAGAAGACTGAACTCGGCACGACGATCCTTGACGAGCCGCTGAAGATCGGTGGACAGCGCTACACCAATCTCACGTACGCGCTCGGCATCGCCATCTCGAAGGAGATGCGGGATGACGCGCAGTATCCTGAGATCCTGGCGCTGGCGGAGATGCTCGGACAGTCCTCGTACTGGACGACCGAGCTCTACGGGCACGACGTTTTCAACACCGGCTTCGGGACGACGAAGTACACTGGCCGGGATGGAAAGGCGCTCTTTGCCACGGATCACCCGATCCAGGGTACGGGCGCAACGGTGTCGAACAAGGTGTCGACGGACCTCAGCGAGGCGGGGCTGGAGGCGGCGATTCTGGCGTTCGACCTGCAGGTAAACGAGCGGGGCATGCCGATCTTGCTGCAGCCCAAGACGCTTCTGATCCATCCGTCGAACCGGATGCTGGCGAAGCGCCTGCTCAAGTCCGAGGGCCTGCCAGGCGTGTCCTTCACGTCCCAGCCGAACGATGTGAACCCCCTGAAGGACGAGGGTTTGCAGGCTGTGAGCGATCCGTGGATCACGGATGCGGACAGTTGGGCAATGTTTGCCGAGTCTTCGCAGGTGGACCTGAATTTCTTCTGGCGCGAGATGCCGGACACGATGACCTGGGATGACAACAACGCGAACGCTACGTTCCACAGCATTCGCCAGCGTCACTCCGTGGGCTTCGGCGACTGGCGTGGTACGTATGGCTCGGAAGGCGCGGGCTAAGCGTGTCGGGGGCGCAGACCCTGTGTCTTGCACGATGAAAAATGCAGGGTCTGGCGTCCGAGCGAATGCTGAATGGCGCGCCGGACTCGCTCCTACTCTGTTCTTTCCGCCTCACGTAGTTGCTGTTGCTGTTGCTGTTGCTGTTGCTGTTGCTGTTGTGCATCCAACCGTAGGTTTCCGAGGATCACACGTGCCGAGCTTTAATCTTTCAACGCAGGATGCAACCTGCCAAATCAACCTGCCCCGATACCGTAATGGTGCGGTTCAGGTCACGCTCGGGGCTGCAGCTGACCCTGCTGCAGTTGTGGTTGTGGAAGTGAATGGATACGCAGACGAGTGGATTTCCATTGGTCTGTACGATCCTGAAGCACAGGCAAATGTTTCCCAAGTCCAGGGTCCAAGTGTCACCGCATGGTCAGATATTCCTGCATACTACGCTGTTCGCGCACGGCGCACGGACGCGACTGTTGCATCTTGCCCAGGGGCCATCGAATTCATCGAGGGCTAAATGAAAGACTTCGGTGGAGCTACTCGACGCCGACGGCGCGAGTTGGTAGACGAGGGGACGCGACCACCAGCAGAGCATTTCAGCCAGCTGATGCTTGACGAGGCTGGCAACGAGATGGATGATGAAGTTGGGTCAGACCCGACGATGCTGGATGAGTTCGGTACGGATATGCTGTCGGAGTACGTTCTTTCCATGTTGACAGAAGCGAATGCTGCAATGTGGGATGAAGCTGGCGTGGATATGGCAGGTGAGCAGGGGACGATGTGGTCTGAGCACTCCATCTCCGCGGGCCAGGGAATGTACTCCGAGAGTCGTTCGTACGAGATGCAGTCTGAAGATGCGTTGACCATGCACGACGAGGACAACGTAGCGATGATGCAGGAAGGCTGGACGTTCTCGATGTTTGATGAACTTGGGAATCAGATGTCAAGTGAACAGGACACTCACATGCTTCAGGAGGTCTAGATGGCTGGCGAAATGTGGTCTGCCTATGATGCAATGGTGACGATCGCTCCGGCGACCGACCTCACGGCAATTGGCAGGCCTGGTGACAAGTCGTACAAGAGCACGATCACGGCGTTGCGTACAGCGCTGATGCTCGGTGGCACTGGCTACACCGCTGGTGATCGACTGGTGATTGCTGCCATTACGCTTGGTGGAACCACCGTTGTTACGTCGACGCCAGTGATTGCCGCCACACAGACGTGGAATGATGGTGCAGTCACGTTCAAGGGAATGTCGCTGACGATCACGGATACCGCGAGTGCTGCGGCGTCTCTGTTCCTCGACTTCCTTGTTGGCGCAAGCTCGAAGTTCAGTGTGTCGAAGGCTGGCGCAGTAATAGCGGCGGCAACCGTTGCGTTCACTGGTGGGACGTTTACAACGACGCTGATCAGCACGACGGCGCAGGCAACGCTGGGTGCGCTTGCGGCAACGCAGGCTTCGGTCTATGCATCGACAGTAAGTGGTACTACGCTTCAGGGTTTTGGTACGACAGGCGATGTCACACTGAAGAATCGTGCCGGCACTGACGTCATCGTCGTAACGAGTAACACGACTGGTGTAACGATGGCTGGCGCGCTGGCGATGACGGGTGCGTTGAGTGGTGTGACCACGCTAGCAGCGAGTGGTATTCTGACTCTCACCAACGCCACTGATTCTACGTCGGCGGCTGATGGTGCAGTGATCGTTGCTGGTGGTGTAGGCATTGCGAAGAAGCTCTTCGTGACAGGCGTAGTTGCTTTTGCTTCGACAGTTTCATTCACGGGTGGTACATTCACCACGACGGTCAAATCAGTCACAGCCCAGGCTACTCTCGGGGCGTTGTCTGCCACGCAGGGTTCGTTCTACGCCTCGACTGTCAGTGGCGCTACGCTCCAGGGTTTTGGCACGACTGGTGATGTAACGCTCAAGAATCGCGCTGGGACTGACGTCATTGTAGTTACGTCGAACACAACTGGCGTTACGTTTGCTGGCGCTGGTGCATTCGTTGGTGCGGTGACTGGTCTGTCGTTCCTGTCTGCGAGTCCGACTGGCGGTATCGGCTACGCGACGGGTGCGGGTGGTGCTGTGACGCAGGCGACGAACAAGCAGACGACGGTGGTCTCGAACACGCTGACGACCGCAATCACGATGCACAACCAGGTGCTGAATGCAGGTGTCATCACCGGATTCACGTTCACGAACTCGACGATTGCCGCTACGGATACGGTGATTGTGACGCATGAGTCTGCTGGCACAAGTGGCGCGTATGTGTGCAACGCGTTCCCAGGCGCTGGCTCAGCCGTCATCAGTGTTGCAAATCGCACTGCTGGCAATCTTACTGAAGCGATCGTTCTGCGTATTACTGTTATCAAGTCTGTGTCCGCGTAGGTCAACCTCTAGGGAGATGCCCAAATGTTCCAGCTCGATTTCGAAGCTTCAAGCGAAGATTCACAGCGGGAGTACGCCACGATCTTTTCGGCTATCAACCTCACTCAGCGGCAGACGGCTGTTGCTGAGTGGGCTGATGTGGCAGGTCTGATCAAGGCGCTGAAGTCCATTGGCAAGGACAGTGGCGAGTCTGTGGGGGGAGCGCCGGTGTTCATTCTCGACCGCGACGGCCCGATCTACCTGGAGCGTGGCGAGCAGCGGTTGCTGGTGGATTACCTGAAGCAGCCCATCTGGAGACCTCACGTGATTGAGCAGATTCAGGAGCTTGTGAAGAAGGTCGAGGGCGCAAAGGAGCACGTAGGTTCGCTGAAACCGGATGCTCGACCTGAAGCGAAGAAGCGTGCGATGGAGCTTGTCGGAGATGCGAAGGATGGCGAGTAAGCGGCTCGCTCTCATTGGAACGCAGCATGGGCCGTGGATACACACGGCTCATCTGCACCATCCTGCCGTTCGTATTGATGGCGCAAAGGGACAGTGCGTTCGTGTTTCTTTTCGCATCAGCACAGACGATGAAGTACGGTACATTGATTTCGAGGGTGATGGAATCTACCCTCTGCCACGCACAAATTGGATTCGCATAAGCTGTCTCACCGCAACAAAGTCTCTCATCTGTGCCATTATCTCCAAGGCGGCTTGATGCCATTCAATGTACTGAATCCCGCGACGGCAGCGACAGCACCATCCACTACGGCTGGTGCTCCGCTTACGTCAGTAGGTGAGACACTCCTCAGTCTCCGCACAGAACTCGCGCTTGAGCTTGGTTCGCGTGATGATCTAGCAGCAGCCCGCTATAATGGCTGGATCAACCAGGCCTATCGGAACGTGGCGGGAATGCTCACACTCAAAGAACTCAGTGGTTCAGTGGCTCTCAGTCTTGTATCAGCCCAGCCCTTTTACTTGCTTCCTGTCCAGGTTGCATCGGTTATTCGGCTGAGCATTAGTGATACAACAAACTATCCTGTGACTGAGGGTCGCGAGTTGGAAATGATTGACGAAGCAAGCTATCGGACGTTTCCGGTAGTCGATGATGAATCGCCGACTGCGTACTTTCGCTGGCGTAGAATGATCGTTGTGTATCCTGCGCCTGATGCTTTTTATACCGCACCGCTGGACTTCCGAGTTCGCCCGGATGATATGACAGCTGATACACACAGTCCACTTCTTCCTCAAGAGTTTCACGAGCCCATCCTCTTGAGCGCGCGGTATCGCGGACTTCGCAGTCTTCAACTATACGCAGACGCCGCAACAGCACTCAACGACTTCCTCGTTGTGATGCGTCCACTGATCAACACAGATGCGATTGAGCTTTCTACGCAGAATGCGGTAGTTTCCCCTGTCAAATCCGGGATGGGCTCTCGGGTATGGAGACGATAGGATATGGCATACATAAATACCTTCGATCCTACTACGCCGACTGGCGCAAATCTAGTTTCGCAGGGAGATGACCGCATTCGTGAAATCAAGGCTGCACTGATTGAGCGTATCGAGTCGATGGTCCTTGATATTGATGCTGACCCATGGACTATTCTCTCAGCTACGTCGATCACGGCACTTGCGACACCGGCGGCAATGACTGTAACGACGATGAAGGCGTTTGCCTCGACGGTTAGCGGGGCAGTATTGATGGGTTATGGCACCACGAATGATGTGGCGCTGATGAATCGAGCAGGTACGGTCTGCTTGGGTGTGGGGCCGAACACGACAGTCGTGAATATCCCAGGGTCGCTGTCGGTCGTTGGGGCGATAGGTGGCGGCGCGGCCTCGTTTACGACGGGGTTGTTCACGAGCACGAGCAGCACGGCGCTCATCACCCAGACCACGCTCTCGGGGACCTACGGGACGACGGACGCCCCCCAGCCGCACGTCGTAAACACCACGTACACCTCAGCCTCCGCAATCTCTTCCGGTTCTGTGACGGGATTTCACTCGCAGATCAACTACAACTCGGCGGCGGCGCTGGAGCGGTTGTACGGCGTGATGTCCAACTCGTTCCACAATGGGGCGGGCAATATCGCTTTGTCGTATGGCTACGTGGCCGAGCCACAGAACAGTGCCGGTGGAACCATCGGCTATCTGACGGGCATCATCCTCCAGCCGATCCAGAATGGTACGGGCACGGTGACGATGCTGCGTGGCGCATGGGCGAACAACGTGGTCTCGGCGGTGGGTGCCGTGACCACGTCCGAGTCGCTCTTTGCCGGGTTGAACGCCAGCGCCGCGTCCACAATCGGCACGCATCGCGGCCTGCGCGTGGATACGCCGTATCTGACGGGCGGGGCGACGATTGGCACGAACTATGGCATCCACATCTACGACCAGCGCGCCATCGGTGGCACGGCCAACTGGGCGCTCTATAGCGACGGCGGCGATGTCGCCTTCCGCAACGCGAAGGTCGCCGTGGGGGGTGGGACGCTATATTATCCCTTCGCGGTGGATGCCGTGGCGAGTGGGTGTATCGCCCGATTCACCGACGGCACGCACGACGGCGTCCTCTTCAGCAGCAGCGCCACGCTCGCCCTGATCATTTCCGATACCAACGGGAACATCTTTATGTCGCTCAAGGGCGTAAACGGATGTGTTAACGTGCGCGGAGGCCTTGGCCTCGGCGGTGCCGATTCGTCGGGTGGCACGTCGCCCCTTCGTGTGACGGGATTCCCGACCTCTGCGGCGGGCCTGGTCGCGGGCGACGTGTGGGTGAATGCCGCCAACAGCAATGCTCTGACCTACGTGTCGTAATGCGCCGCCTCCTCGCCTTCCTGCGTGGACTGTTCCCGCGCTTCTTCCCGTCGCGGCTGTTTCGGCCTGACGGCTCACTTGTAGTCTAGGGCTGAACTTATGGCAAACTCGATTGGTGAGAGTCTTGGCTCAAACGGACGACCACGCGTAGGTGCGGGGATTTCGCAAGGACCCCAGAATCAGCCTGGGCCAGTAGTCAGTGTTCCATATTCCAACTTTGCTGGCGGCATCAACGTCAGTGATAATCCTGAGGATGTTTCTGAAAATGATGCTATCTACGCACTGGATATGGAGTTGAGCCGTTCGAGTGATCTAGTGCGAAGTCCAGGATTCCTGGAAGTTCAGGATTGTACAGCACGGACACCCGGCTATATCATGCAACAGATCAGTCTAGACTACAGTACTGAACTTGTTGCAATCGATCCTCCGTATATCGGATTCAAGGGTGCTGGAGATATGCTGTTTGTGAATGTTAGTCTTGGTGCAACTGGAACTGGCGGTACGTGGCATGGACTGAGTATCGCAGGAACACTTCTGTTCTCGAATGGCGTGACCGCTACATACACACGTGAACCAGCGGCAATTGTAGTAACCGATCTGTCATCTGATATCATTGCGAAGTCATTTGCCACAGCGTTTGGTCGAATCTTTGCGGGTGGTGTTACGCCACCGGCTGGTACATATCAGGCACTGGGAATTTCCTGGAACGCAGCAAACGGTAACGTAGATGATTGGGCAGGGGCTGGCTCAGGTAGCGAGTTGTTGATTGCGGATTCAACAAGTGCTGATAAGCTTGTCAGTATGAATGCAATCGGCTACGATATTCTGGGCATCCTTTGTCGCCACAGTCTGTGGGCGGGGTATCCAACAGGTGTATCAAACAGACCCGCTGATTTTCGTCCACGCGTCATGAGTGTCGGTTGCGTAACTCAGCAAGCCGCATGTGCTGTGCCTGAAGGGATTGCATTCCTCAGTGATGAGGGTGTAATGATTTACAGTATCAATGATGTGCGAACAATCTCAGCGAAGATCAATGCTGAACTGCTTCCGCTCAACTACTCGCAGCTTGATCGTTATCAGTTGATCTATATGGCGGCAAAGCAACGTCTTTACTTGAACACGCCAATGGGGATTTGGATTTACGAGTTTCCACGCGGCTCAATCAAGGAACGCTGGCTTCGGCGCTCGTTTGTGGCTGATAAGCTTGTTGCGTTCATTGACCAGAGCGGCAATATCTATTGGGATGCGGTTGTTGGTACCTGGGCCGCACAGACACGTACATGGGCAGAAATGGTTCAAGGTCAGAGCGATGCGGCTGCAGTGCTCTACGCAACGCATGGCACAAAGCTTGGACGAGAGGACATAAGTACAGTAACGAACTTCGGCACTGCCTATGTTCCGACTTGGCGAACGTACTTTGCTGGTCGTGATCAGATCACGGATCAGTACACGACGCTTGGCTATGAGATTGAGTATACTTCGCAGGAATCGTCTGTTGTTTCGCTGCGTCTTACTGATAGTACTGGCGCATTCAGTGGTGGCCTAGTAACTAAAACGCTTCCCGCAACGATTGGTGAGATTTCGCGTATGCGGTGCTGGACAAACGCAACGGGCATGAATGCGGCGCTGGAGATCAAGATCACAAGTGGAAACCCTGAGATCATGCGCATTCGTCAGCTTGTTCGGCCGGCTGGTCCAGTTCAGACGAGTCTCCCATGAGTGGGCAACTTCGGCTAGGTGCTGTGATCGACATCAACACGGCAAGCAAAGCATTCCAAGATGTTGAGCGCTATGTGAATCTGGCGGGTGTGCCGACGATTGTACAGGTCACAACAAGTGCGGCTGTTGAGGCTGATGGTGAGTTTCTCTTCGTCGATTGCACTGGAGGAGCCATCAGCCTCACGTTGCCGACAGCCCTAGACTTGCCATATGCATCCTTCACAGTGAAGAAGATCGACGCAACCGCAAATGCAATCACGCTTGTTGGCACAGTAGATGGCACGGTCAATCTTCAGATTCTGACACCGAAAGTCAGCTTGACAATCCAGTCTGATGGCACTAACTGGTACATTGTATGACCTACACTCCATTCGTCAATCCGATGGGGACGTTGTCACCAGAACTCCAGCTGGCGATGACAGGAGACGGCGCGTCCGATGGCCTGCACTATGCGAAGTGTCCAGCGGGTGTGGATATGAAGATATCGGTCCTACCCAAGGCGACGACGAGCAGTCCACGGTGTGATGCAGGGTTTCACATCCTTCTTGTTGCGAACTAATGGTGAATCCATGAAACTTCAATCAACTGAGAAGGGCCAGGCGCGTTGGCGTGAGATCCAGCCATTCATCCGAACACCCGAAAGTATCATACAGCTTGCCGCCCTCGTAGACGTGAGTGTGGCTGATCGCACAGCAACGAAAATTGGAATGGCTGAGATCATAGACCCCCGTACGCTGATTGTACTGGTGGATGATGTCGGTGCGCTCTTTGCGATACCAGACTCGCTGACTTCTGCCCACGTACACATCTCATTCTGGGATCGCAGGCTTCGAGGGCGAGAGCAGTTGTGTCGCCAACTTGCACAGATGGTACTTCGTCAGTACGGTTTCCACTATCTCTACACAGCGATTCCCGCACGTCTGCGCACGGTGATTGCATTCGCAAAGCGCGTAGGCTTCATTCCAGTAACCGAGAATGGCGATACCGTAGGCTTCGTGTTTGTTCCTTGATCTTTCATCGTGCAAGACCCAGGAGAACGTCACATGGGACTAGATCCAATCACCCTCACAGCACTCGGGTCGGTTCTTGCTGGTACAGCTGGCGATATATACGGAGCAAATCAAGCAGCTAATGCAAATCAGCAGAATTTTGACGCAGCTCGAGAGCGCAATCAGCTGATTCAGCAGTATATCAACCAGCAAATGCAGCCAGCAGCCAGCCCCTATAGCAATGCGCTGATGAATTTTATGAACAATACCAAGACGCCGCTACCAAAAACTGAGGTTGCAGCTCCTTGGAGTGGGACAATGCCTGTGAATATTGCACCGTCCGAGGTTGCGGCTCCTTGGCGTGGGACGATGCCAGTAAATATTGCACCGCCTACGGCCAGTGATGTAACGTTGGCTTCTCGAACTGCAACTGCATACGGTGATCAGGGCACAACTCCACAATATACAGATCCACCAAATGGTCACTACGCCGCAACTCCAGGGGGATACACATGGATTCCTGGCTCAGATGGACGCGGTCCACCACCAACTGAGACAAATCCAGATGGCACACCTCGGACGGTTGTGCCCCGGCCTCCAACCTATGGTGCTCTGCCTGTACCGGCAGATCCGAATATTAGTGTGGCGAATGGTGGAATGTATCAGCCTCAGAGTATGATTGCACAACTGTACCAGGCGGCAATGGGTCAGCAGCCTGTGAATGTACAAGGTGCACAGATTGGTGTGGCTCCGCAAGCATCGAACATGCAGATCCAGGGTGCGCAAGCTGGTGCGCCCGCAAGCATCGATATCGCATCGTTGCTGTCACAACTTCAGTCATTCGCTCCCTCGACAGTTGTTGGTGCTCAGCAGATTGGCGGGGCGCAAACACAGGCAATGCAAGCTGGTTTGCCTGCAGCACTTCAGGCAATGCTTCTTGGTACGCCACAGTCAATAAGTGCTCAGCAGTTGGGTACACCTCAGGCAGGAGCTGCGCAGGTGCAACTTCCACAGTTGATGCAGTCGCTTGCACAGTATATGCCTCAGCAAGTTCAAGCGGGACAGATGAATACGCCTCTCGCACAAGCCGCGCAGGTTGGTGGTGCGCCTCAGATCAACGCGACACAAGCAGCTGGGCCGCAAGCATTCAATATTCCACAGTTTGGCGGAACACAGGTCGGCGGCGCCCCGCAGGTTGGAGGCGCACAAGTCTCAGGTCCACAGGCATTCAACGCACCACAATTTGGTGGTGTTCAAGTAGGTAATGCGCCACAGATTGGCGCGACACAAGCTGCGGGACCTCAGTCATTCAACTTTGGCACGGTGACTGGTACACAGGGTGTGAATGCGGGACAGGATGCGTTGATGCAGGCTGCACGGCGCGATAACAGCTACGTGAAAGACCCGTCACTGCAATTTGAGAGTGGCGGTCAGTACAACAATAGTGGTCTGTTTGATGCACTGAATCAGCAGGGGCTGCGCGGACTGGACAAGCAAGTTGCGCAGCTTCAGGGGAGCGCGGGAAGTCTTGGTCAGCGCTTTGGTACTGCGATGAATCAGAATGAGGCGAATCTTCGCGGAGACTTTCTAACTAATCTGCAGGCGCAAAATCAGCAGATTGGCGCTCAGAGTTTTGAGCAGGCTGCACAACGCGGACTGGCGGCACAGGGGATGGGGCTTCAACGAGAACAGGGACAGAATCAGGCAAACCTCGCGGGTGGTGCGCAGAATCTCGCTGCTGGTCAGGCGTTGTCCAATAACTACTTTCAGGGTCAGGGTATTGACCAAGCGGCGAGTCTGGCTAACGCACAGAATCAGCTACAGGCGGCATTGGCAAATCAGCAGACTGGAATGCAGGGCGCGCAGCTGAACACTAGCAACCAGCTAGCTGTTGGTCAGCAGAATCTGCAAGCACAGCTACAGGCGGCGTTGGCAAATGCAGGTTATGGACAGCAGGCGGGGCTTGCTAATCAGTCGGCTGGCTTGCAGATAGGCCAGGCGAATCAACAGTCTGAGCTTCAAGCGCAACTGGCGAACCAGTCGGCTGGCCTTCAGGTTGGGCAGACGAATGCTAGTAATATGTTGGCTGCAGGAAGTCAAAATCTACAGGCGCAGCTTCAGACGATACTTGCGAATGCGGGTTACAGTCAGCAAGCAGGATTGGCGAATCAGGCCAGCACGAATCAGGCCGCGCTTGCGAACCAGCAGGCAGCACTGCAGGCGGCGCTCGCTAATAGTCAGATGGGTAACATGAATCAATCAGCGCTGATTCAGGCTGCGCTTCAGGCAGCGCAGACAAACTACGGTGGCGCACTGCAAACGTCACTTGCGAATCAGCAGAGTGCGAACACAGGCCAGCTCGCGAACCAGCAGATTGGCGCACAGACTTCACAAGCCAATCTTCAGGCATTGCTTCAGTCGCTCCTCGCAAATCAATCAAGTGCGAACACAGGTGCGCTGGCCAATCAGCAAGTAGGTGCGCAATATGGCCTTGCGAATCAGGCGGCGCAGAATACGGCAGGTCAGTTCAACGCTGGCATGCAGACGAACGCGCAGGCCTCGAACATTGCACAGCAACAGCAGTACAACAACTTCATCGCCAGTCTCCTTGGGCAGGGTGCTGGAATGCAGGCTACGCAGACGGCTGGGAACACCGGCCTCATCGGGCTTCTTGCAGGTCTTGCGGTTCCACAGGCACAGCCGAATACCTACGGACAGGCAGTAAGTGGTGCCGCTGATCTGGGAATGCTTCCGTGGCTCCTTCAACAGACGAGGTAACAGATCATGGATATAGGCAAGATGATGCAGATGATCTCAACTCTCGGGAGTTTGAAGGAGAGTCGGCTCAATCGGGAGCAGCGCGTTAAGGAACACGAGACTCAGAAGGAGCAAGCCGCGGCGCAGCTGGGGTTCAACGTCAAGAGCCAGGAGTTCAAGACCTTCATGGATCTGGCCAAACTCTTTGACGAAGGCTCACCTGAGCTCAAAGCGCGTTTGGGGCCAGTCATTGCGGCATTCGACATCCGGGGCGGACAGGCCGAGGGACTCGCTGGTGCCGCCGCTGGTGCGCCCTCGACAACACGCCTCCGCGATCAGGAGGCGTGGGCCGGACTCGCCAGCGCAACGCCCGAGGCGCGCGCACAGGCACAGGCCGAGTCGTATAGCGGTGCTGCTTCGGGGATGACTCGGGGTGGCATCGCAGCCTCAGGTCTGCAGGGTGACTTGATGGGTAACGCTCGGAACGTGTTCAGTCAGCTTACACCGCAGGGCCAGAACCAGCTCGGTGTTGGCGTTCTCGGCCAACAGGCCAAGCCACTGAGCGGTGGTGTGGAGATGGCCGGGGGAGCGCTTTCCCCTGAAGTACTCAGTGTGATGGCGCGCATCCAGGGTGGGACACAGATGAGTGCACCACAGGTTGCGGCGAATGCGCTGGGTGTTGAGGGTCAGCGCTTTGGTCAGTGGGCAACGACACAGCAACTGAGCAATCAGGAAGTTCAGATGATGCTTTCGCAGAACAAGGTACCGACTGCGGCGGATCTGGTGGCAATCTCGGCACGACTGATCGATATTGCCAAGGCACTCGGCAATCCGAAACTGGACGATGCATCGAAGCTCATGCTCATGACGGAGCAGAACCAACTCAGGATTCTCCAGTCACGCTCGCAGGCATTGACGGGGATCAATGGCGCAACAGATGCTGCTGCACCGCGCCCACAGCCTGCGTGGTTTGACGCAATGGGACTCCGCCCATGACCGCGCCCTATCCATTGAGTGAGGTGGCAAAGCATCAGTGGGATCAGTACAACGCACTGCACGATGCAATGCTCCAGCAAAAGATGGCACAGTTCGGCTTACTCAAGCCCGACGTACTCACAGGTCAGCTTCCACAGACAATCGCGCCAGCAGGCACACCCATTCGCACAGACTGGGGTGACAACGATCTCATCGCGCAAGCGAAGTTCTGGGGTATTCCCAGCACCGCTGTAGCGCAGATGAGTCGTGAGCAGCTTGTCGGCGCGGTTGAGTCCATGCGGCAGGAGGTGCGACCCTCAGATCGTGAGGCGTCGATGGTTGCGCGTGCAATTGCTCCAGTTTCCTCCTTCGGTGTCGGAGCGGTGACGGGAATTATGGATGGTATCCGAAACCTCCCTGTGCTTGGCCCAGCCTTTGGTCGGATTCAGTCTGCACAGAAGGCGGACATCTGGTTGCATAGTTTGACTGAGGGTGTCCGCGCCGTAACACCTGAGGTGGATGACTTCGGGAATGCGGCAGCGCGCGTTGCGGGCAACCTCGCGGCAATGTGGTTTCCAGCTAATGCGGCCTTCAAGGTTGCGGGAGTCGCAGGGATGATTCCTGGGATGCTTCCCGGTACGGCAGGTGTTATTGCGCGGGGTGCTGCACAGGGCGCCGGCGCAGCTTGGTTGCTCGAGGGTGGCAGTCCTGATTGGGAAGAGAATAAGGCACTGACGCTTGGTGCAGGTGCTGTGCTTGGCGCGGGTGGGTTACTCACAATCCGTTGGCTTGAGGCGCGTAAGGCGGCACAGACCGTGGGTGCGCGTGCCGAGAAAGCGTTTGTCCCCCCCTCAAATGTGATGTCCCCCTCGACTTCGCCAGGCCTCGGTGGTGGGGGAGGTGGTGGACTGCCAGCATCGAGTGCGTCTCCGGCAATAATCGGTGAATACACTCCGGAAGTTTCGGGGGGATTTCCTCGCGGTCCGACACCACCACAACAGGGACCATCTCCGATTTGGGCAGATGTCAGCCCCTACGCAGACGACAGCCCTTACGTAATTCAGGCGGTACTCGGCCCGGCACAGTCTGCTGAGCCAACCGCCGCCGGACTGAACAAAGTCGGTATCATCATGGAATCACCAACACTTCCGGAGATTGCAGCGAGTCCGGTAATGAACGACGTGACCGTGCTCAATGCAGCGCGGGCGGGAAATCCTGGCGGAAGCAATATCATCCAGGGTGTGGCTGACCCTGTTCAGATCCTCCAAAACCTCGACTCCCCGTATGGGGGTGCGAGCTTTACGCGCTTTGCCACGCGCCGGGGTCAGACTCGCCTTGACGTGCTCATCAGCGATACGCCCCTCACTGACGCGCACCTTGTTCAGTACGAGTCCTTCGGCATCTACGAAGGGCAAAGCGTAGTCACGCGCAACGGCAAGGTTGGCACTGTCCTCAAGATGGACGAGCTGGGTGTGGCGTCGGTGATGCCAGAGAATGGCACTGTCGCTTTTCGTGCGCCAGCCGCCAATCTTCAGCCGCGCGTCACAAGTACAGGAACGCTTGAGTCGCCGGAGCTGTGGAACGCATTCGACACGTTCGCGGATCAACAAGCACGCGCTGGTGCACAGGCGATGACCCAGGCGGGGACTGAGCTCACACCTGAGATGATCGCATCCACACGCCAGCAGAATCTTGGCCTCTATCTCGAGACGTTCCTCGACAAGGCAGGGGTACGAGAGCCTGGCCTGCGTGCTCGCATTACCAATTACTTCGACCGTCGTTACGTGGACCAGTTCCGTTCGCTGGCGCCGGCTGAGTCGATGCAAGCTGAGACACTTGCCGCGACGATGGAAGAAGCAGCGTCTCCTGGAATCAGTCCGGTGGGTCTCCTCGATCAGCACGCATCGACGAAGGGCTATCGGGTGGTCCCGGACGGTATCGGGTTTATCCTCGAAGACACGGTTCCACCAGTTGCGGGTGCAGCGCCCGCTTCGATGCGCTTCGGCTCGATGTCCGAGGCGCACGAGTTCCTCACAACCTTCGACCGCAGCCTTCCGCCGATTACGCCAGCGACGGGTGGTGTTCCTCTCGAGGTTGTCGCGCATCTGCCCAGCATTGTTGAGCAGATGCCGAACGATAGCTACCAGGCTGCGGAAGGCCTAATCGCTACGGTGGAGGCGATGGCACAGCCCTCGAAGGCTGGCCCGCTCGACCCGATGTTGCAGAGTCTTGCCGCGTCGATGCGCCTGCACAAGGACAAGAACACGCTCGGAATAATGCAGAGCGAGTTCCGGAGCGCATTCATGAATTGGTTGCCAATGCGCCGAGTGATGAACAGCCTCGACAACACGTTTTACAAGTTCGGGCTTGACTTCAGCCCAGTGAACAAGGTCTATCGCCCAGTCTCCGAAGGCCTCACCGCCTACGAAGGCGTGCGTACTCCTTGGGATCGACGCCTCGGGGACATTCTCGAGAACGTGCGGCAGAAGCATCAGCACTCAGGCCTGTGGACGCAGGTCTACTTGGAGTTGGACCCCGTGAAGCGTGCCGCAATGGGCGCAGCGAAGGGACTGACAAAGGCTGAGATGGCCGCAATGGATGAGATGCAGGGATTCTGGCACAATATCTTCGGGGAGACGGGCATCCAGATCGAGCGTGAGCTCAAGCAGTACATGCCGATGCTTCAGAAGATGCAGAGCCGGGGCGACTTCAGCGCGTCGCGAAATTGGAAAGTGAGTCCTGAGACTGAGACATTCTTCGAGTTCGTGCGTGGTGGGGAGGTCAATGCACGTGAGTTGAATCCGCAGGTCCTTGCGGACAAGTATATTCACGCACACGCATGGAAGCAGACGCTTGCCGAGCCCTATAAGGTGGCGGTCGAGCACGTCAACGCAATCAAGGGAGAGATCCCCGAGCTCGAAGATGCGACGAAACTGATGGACGCGTGGCTGAAGAAGATTCGCTATGGCTACGTGCCGCAGGATGACATTGCTCTAAGTGCAGCCCACGCAATGGCCCGAGTCCTCATCGGCCCGGACATTACGCGCGCCCAGACCTACAGACTCGTGTCCTCGGGTATGAGTTCGACGTACTCAGCACTCCTCGGGTGGAACCCTGCGGCAATCGTCCGAGACACACAGCAGCAGTGGCTCGCCCTGCCGAAGGTTGGCACACGCCTGCTGGATGTTCAACGCCGCTTTATGACAGGCGGGTCCGCTGTCCGTAACCAGATGTTTGAGGACGCAATCGAAGCAAAGCTTGTCTCGCCCATTCACCATCGCGGCGAAGCAATCGGCGCGCAGGCAGGCCTGGACCAGAGCGCATTCGACCTCAGCGCTGTGACCAGTCAGACGACAAGGCGTCAGCGTGTAATGGGTGAACTCAGCACTGAGCTTCAGGATCTGATCCCCGGTTGGATGAAGCACGAGAAGCTGCGCCCGTTGTACTACTACGGGAAGCAGAGCGAAATCTCGCGGATGATCGTGGGCACAGCACAGAAGGAGCTGGCGACTGACGCGCTCGTGGTTTATCGCAAGCAGGGGATGACGGGCAACATCGAGCAACTGCTGGGTGACAGCCGGGTTCGCACCTACGATCCTGCAACTCAGCGTGAGTTCATGCGCCTTGTCGCACAGGGGCAAGACGCGGAAGCTGCGATGTATATGGGCCGGCAGCTTGCCGATGTAACGCAGTTCAAGTACGGCGTGGGCGAGGGCATGCAGGTGATGCAGTCGCTTACTGGAAAGATGGCTGGTCAACTTAGCACATATCCGATCTACATCATGAACTGGATTGCGGAGACTGCGGCCAACGGTACGGTTGCAGACAAGACACGCGCCCTCGTCCATATGGGAATGCTCGGTGGTGCTGCCGCACTCGTCACGAAGCAGACTGGCTTCAATGTAATGAAGATGATCCCATTCACCAGCTTTGTGCCTACGGCTGGCCCAGTCGCAGAGCTCGCAGTCGGTACCGCTCAGCGGGTTGGCCAAGACGTACGCGACCTCACGGGTCAGGACATGGGCACTGGTGGACAGTACGGTCCAGGCTGGGGGCAGATCGGTGGGCAAGCCGCCAACCTCTTCAACCCTCTGCGGGGTGCCGAACGGATGGTTACCGGACTCGCTGGTGCAATGGACAGTCCCCGGCCAGGCGTAGCTGCTGCACGACTACTCCTCACCGGGGAGCGTGGCAATCAGAAGGACTGGACCGCCGCGTTCATGCCGCAGGCTCAGGCAGACTACATGCAGAGTCTCCAGCAACTCGAGAGTCAGACGCGCATCGGTGTCTACGGTCTGCCCACGGTTCCACAGCGAATTCCCGTGATGCCACCTGAAATGGCGACACCACAGGGCATCGCATATCCACAGGCCGGAGGCTACAACCCAACGATCTCGCAGCCAGCCTCGCCCCTAAATGGCCCCACGGTTGCGCCACGTTCGCCCCTAACGGGTTCCAGCACCCCACCCGTCACTCCGATGCCCTTCGATCCCAATAAGCCCGGAGGAGGGGCACAGTACTAATGACCGCACCTTGGAACCCAGCAGTTGGCATCGACATGCAACAGATGATGTCAGCCGCCCCACTCGTCAAGGTTGAGATCCCTGAAGACCCGATGGGTACAGGACACGCACAGTTCGCGTTTCGCAACAACAACCCAGGCAACCTGCAGTACCGGGAGCAGCCGAATTCAGTTCCTGGATACGGAGGGTTTGCCCTCTTCCCAACACCTGAGGATGGCTGGCACGCCCTAATTCGGCAGGTCAAGAAGGATCAGAGGAGTGGCCTGCCTCTCGGCGCATTCATCGCTAAGTTTGCACCACCGCACGAGAACAACACGGCCCTCTACATCCGCCAGACGGTGAAGCGCTTCGGCGCATCGGCGGACACACCGCTGACAAGCTTCGATCCCGTGGAGCTGGCAATGTGGCTGGCCGAGAAGGAGAGCGACACAAAGATCAAGCCCGTGAAACTTGCCGCACCTTGGATAAAGTAGTAAACGCCCCACCAGTCACTCAGTCGGCTGGTGGGGCGTGCTGTATCTTGCATCGTGCAATTGCGAGTCTGGCCCGTGGCCGATGCCTGAATGGTGGACCGGACTCGCCGCTTCACTGTTCTTTCTTGCCGAGCGTAGTTGCAGTTGCAGTTGCAGTTGTAGTTGCTGTTGCTGTTGCTGTTGCCACTCGCCCACTCAGCGGATGAACTCCGTGCCTATGTACACTTTGCCCTTGTCAGTGTGCATCAGCTTGATCCGTCCCATTGAACACGCCGACTGGAGGCTGGCGTCGATATCGCGCTGCTGCAATTGGTGGTAGTTCGACGCGATGAGCTCTCCGTAGGTCATCCCAAGTGTCCCACATCCTCGCACTTGTCCGATAATACGCTCAAGATCAGAGGCATAGGTATTGCCGCCAACGGCGCTGAACGCGCGTATCATACCAGGTTCCAAAGATTCGAGCAGCGCGAGTCCAACTTCGAAATCTGCGACCGTGAACAGAAGCTCGTCCTTGTAGCATAGACTGACAAGCATGGCCACCTTAAGGAGGTGCTGTGGCTTCCGAACAAAGTATCCCGCTGTTCGGTTATCAGCAACGCGAGGAAGTCGCGTCCGATCAAGGTACCATTCCGAGTACCACTTGTAAGCAGCTCCTCCTTTTCCGCCTTCAAAAGTGAAGCACCCGTAAAGGTTAGAGATGTGTGCGAGGTCATGGACGAGATCCTTCTCTAATACACGAAGTGCTTCGGAGTATTCGGGGAAAGGTGATTGGAGTATGATCTCATCCGAGTACACGTAGAGAGTCCGAGCGACCAAACCTCCCTCGACGGCACTTCGACTGAGGTTATCCCCCAGCCATGTAGGTGTAGTACCTGCGATGAGATTGAACCAGGGCTTGGAGATTGCTTCGACTCCCCCGATTCGCGTACGTTTGATATATTCATCGTCTCCGTCGTAGATGGCTGTGAGGAATCCGGTCATCGTATCTGCAGCATTCTCGTAGATTGTACTCAGCTCTCCGATGAACGCGTTAAGGGACTGATGTTCCTTCGATGCTATGTCTTTGAATTCAAGCATAATGCCAGCGACTGAGGGTGCATCCGAGGTGAAGTTGATCCCCGGCACCTGTCGGAGAAGCCGCTTCCCCATCCGGATGGCCGTAGACTTCTTGGCTCCCGGTGGCCCAACAAGTGTGATGTAGAGATTCGGATACGCAAGGTAGGCTGTCGACTCAGCGTAGATTTTTCGCTGTGCTGCACCAGCAACTGTCGAGAGTCCAGCCCACCTCAAATAGCAGGCGGGGGACTCGAGTTGCGCTGTGTAATCCATAAACGCTGCAAGCCAGTCACGCAGTCGTCGCTTCCCATCGGTCATAGGTCGCACAACTGGTGCTGAGATTGTGCGAATGATTACTCCATCGGGCGTGATCTTGGGCATCAGAACTGTAGCGCACAGAGGATCGCTTGAGTGCGAAGTGCTTCGAACTCATTACGATCTCCAAGGTCAAAGGTTCGCAGGTAGCGAAGCACCGCCAGCTGTGTTTCAAGTGGAAGTCCTTCGAAGATCAGTGCATCAGCAACACTAGACAGATGAGCTTGGCTTATCCCGCCATGATTTGAGTCCGTTCGGATTTTCATCATCTGCCTCTCCCCAGTTTGCTCCAGTCTGAATTTCAACCGGAATATGGATGATGTACGGTTCGACTCCCGTACGAGTGATTGGCACAGGAACATCCATCACCTTACGCAGACGTCGGCACACCTCGTTCATCACAGAGATTGGCGCTTGAAACGCAATGGCATCGTGGACCTGCATCAGCATCTGGAAGCCGAGGTAATTCAGGGCGGGATCCGCCGCTGCGTTGAGCAGACCCATATTCAGTGTCTGCGCAATCGTACCTTGTGGATCATATGCAATCGCCTCAAGCAGCGTGTTGTCTGGTCGATCATAGAACACACGCTTGCGACCGTGGCAAGTGTAAAGCGTATGTGTAGCTCGAAGTTGCTGCATCACACTATCCCACCAGCGCTGCAATCCAAAGTGTAGTTGACGATAGCGCCCGATGAGTTGTTTCGCCTGAGCCGCTGACACAGCCACGCCAGTCTTTTGCGCGTCTGTGTTGATGAGGTTCATCAGCTTCATCCAGCTCATCCCGTAGTTCCCAGCGTGTCGGACTCGCTTTCCGAGATATCGATCATCTGAGGTGATTTCCTCAATGGGCTTGCCAAGCAAGAAGCTCGCTACGAACTTGTGTCCATCCTTACCACCCGTCATGTACTCGTCGCTGTGCAAGCGGAGCATCTCGAGATCGCCAGTCTTGTGCGCTACAATGAAGCTCTCAGCTGACTTGAGGTCAGCATATCCGAATGCCATACCTGGATCAGCGATGAAAAGTCGACGAATGCGCGTATCCTTAGGGATGTTCTGCAGATTTGCACCGTGACCCGTAGGGTAGAACTTGCGACTGCTCAATCGTCCTGTTGTTGTCTTGGCGGGGTCGTAGTGACAGCGCATCCGGCCATCATCATCGAGCTCGATCTCACAAAACTTCGAGATCAGATCGCGTGACTCGCGAACCTTGCGAATGAGCTTGATGCCCTCGCGCTGGACCTTGGTCGCGCACAGCAGCAGGAGGAGGGCGAGCGTTGTGTCGTCCATCTTCCACGTACCTGTCGGCGTCTTGGGTCCCTTTTTCGGCACACCAAGCTTCTCGTAAATGAATGTCGCAACCTGTGGCCCAGACTTCACATTGAGTACCTTGCCATTCAGTGCGTTGAGAACGTCGGTCCCGTCCAGAATTGTTGCCTCAAGCGTGTTGCGCAGTGATCCAAGCTGAGCCGTGTCCACCCGCACACCTCGTTTGCTCATCTCCCACAGTGGTCCAATGAGTGCCATCTCGTGCTCGTAGGTGACTAGTACTGCAGGCTCGGTAAGCTCGTCCGCGAGCATCTGCGTCATTGCACTGTGTGTCACCCAAACGTCATCGCCGTTGTACCTCAGCACGTCCGTAATTGGCTGCTCACCTGACTTGATCTTCTCCCAGTTGATCTTATCCCACCATACTGGCAGCTCTGTAAACATAGTCCCAATGAACCCGAGGTCTTTGGGCATCTCTGTATACGCAGCGTGCATTGCTATCATAGTGTCGTGGCGCAGATGTTGTACACAGGGGATGTCGTAGAACCACTCGAGTATAGAGCAGTCGAACATAGCATTTTGGAAGCAGAGCGGAATGCCGCACAACAAGAGATCTCGACACTCTTCGACCTGAGTGGTGCCTGGGGTATCCAGCACCACTGCGACATCAGCGTGGCGAGTAGCCCCCAAGCAAAGCAATCGAGAGCCGATGTACTCGATATCCGCTGACATGAAGGCGTCGGAAAGATACTGTCTAACACAAGGGGCAGGTGTTCCGGCGGGAGACTTAAGCCACTCAATCCAAAGTTGACGCTCGGGTCCAGTGGGAGCGACCACAATACATTTCTCGACAGGACGAATTTCAGCAAACTTGGCCTGGGAAACCACACGCCGTAGGTCCATTTGGAGGATGGCCTTAAGCGAGTAGCTCCGGAGCACAGCTGATGGATGGTAGACTGGCACACACTTTCTACGTCCCGTAAGTCCGTTCCCTGCAATGATTGTACCACGATGATCGTCAATACCTGTATAGCCACCGGGCTTTGTCTTGGTTGGCTTGTGCCACTTTCCTTTTCCGGTGAGGAACTTAAGGGCGTAGCTTCCAAGGGGGACAATGATGGTAGGGTTGACACGCGCAATTTCTCCTGCAAGAGATGCAAGCTCATCGAGGAGCAAGTCCTGTGGCATTCCATCCCGATCAAAGAGCAGGGAGATGTTGCTTGCTGATGGCCGATACTTTGAGAGGTTGGTGTAGTACACACTGTCAGGTGCGATGCCCACGGATGCGAGCACGCCCTTGAGCAGATCGCCAGACGCGCCGATGAAGGGCTGGCCCATTCGCACTGAGTTAGCATCAGGGATATCCCCGATGACCATCACACGTGTTGGCGTTGGTCCAAGGCCAAGGACAGGGTTAGCTGCCATTGCCCGATTCCAAGACGAAGGTCTGCGCTGCCTCAGCCACACGCACAAGCGCGGCATCCAGTAGCAAGGGATTGAGCTCACACCCAAGGATGTTGCGCCCCATCGCTGCAGCTGTCGCGAGGTGCTGGCCCGAGCCGAAGCAGAAGTCCACGACCAGTCCACCGGGAGTACTCAAGCGGCTGATGATTTCAGCACAGAGCTCTGGAGGCTTGTGGTGATTATGCGTCTTTTCACTCGACACGAGCGCACTGAACGTCAGCACGTTGGCGATGGGCTTCTTGAAGAAACGCGCATCCAGTCCTCCCGGCACGATAACGAGTATCTCGTAACGATTGCCTGCGTGTCGATCTGGGTAGTGGCCCCAATTCCCTGGGCCATCGGCGCGGTTCCAGATCCACGGTGGAGTCTCAGGGCGAAGCATCGTTTGCTCGAACTGAGCCATCAGCCAGGTATGATACTCCCAGCTCATGAACAGTGCAATCCACCCCGTTGATTTCACGACACGCGCCATCTCAGGCACAAGCGCCTTGACAAAGGGCAGCACAGTGGCGGCACTGTCGTCGAACTTCGAGTGCACGGCGTGGTTTTCACCCGTGGACTGGTTCTCGAACTGGTCAATCCCGTAGGGCAGATCCGTAAACACGAGGTCTACACTTGCATCAGGGAGTGTCTTAGCCCACTCAAGCGCATCCGCCGTATACAGTAGCTTCCGTGCGGAAGCAGCGCGCGTCTGGATCACGCCATCGGCTAGCCGATTCTTGATGTTCTCCGTGAACTCCGAATGCCGAATGGCAGATTGCCGACTGCTCATCGTCTTGAGTGTGGGATCTATCTTGAGCATCGTGGCGAGCTTGAGGTCACGACTGAGTGTTGCAGCGGATACGCCAATCTCAGCGGCAGTCTTATCCGCTGTCTGGGTGTAGTCTTGGCTGTGACGCAGGGCGTGGATACGCGCTTTTGCAGTCACTTCGTCTGCCCACGATAGTTCAGCCCGCCGGATGTTCTCGTCGAGCTCCATAATCTCGGCGGTGATCGGATCGAGCGTCTCGAATGCAATGGCCTCGATCTCTTCCCGACCGAGTATAACGTGTGCTGCCATCCTGCGCCCACCTGCCACAAGCACGAAAGACTTGCCGGGATAGTCGGTAAGCTCTGAGTCGTGTGGTGCGCGTACACAGATGGGACTGATCAGCCCGACGAGTTGGATAGAGGCGGCAAGCTCAGTCAGCTTGTCCATATCCATTCCAGTACGCTGGCGATGGAGTGTGGCGATTGAATCTATTGGAATACGCATGAGCCAGGGGTTGAATGTGGGACTGCAACTTGCAACGTGAAAGATCAAGGACGAGACTTCAGTGGCTTGGCAACCCACCGATCACAGGCTTTGCGTAGTCGTGCCATCAAGCGGTTGGCATCGCCCCAAGACCACTTGCACATCCGCACGAGTCCACCGCGCCGAAACGTAGTGTAGATCTTCTGGTAGTAGATACGGTGGATTTCTTTGTGGCAATCGCCGCACAGCTCGACACAGTCCTCAACGCGAAACTCCTGATACCGTGCCAGAAACGCTTTGTACTTCTTCGTGCGTGAGCGCCACTTGAAATGCCGCACCCACATGAACTCACAACCCCGATGATGGCGATGAGTATAGCGTCCCGAGCAGCCCTGCTTAGAACACTGTGCCATCCGAAGTGGAAGCTCAATTTGCATCTGCATACTCCGTAAGAGACTTGCGGACAAGGGAGTCGAACCCCTGCCCGCAAAGGACTAGCCTACCGGAAGCACCTTCTTGATGTCCGACGACGTGGCCTGGCCGCCACTGGACCCGTCCTCGTTCTTCTTCTCGTAGGTGCGCGAACTGACGACGAGGATGCACTCGCCACCAACCAGCTCGTCCGTATCGATGGAGTTGCCGTTCGCAGCCTCGGCACCGAGGATTGCCTCGGCGTACGCCTTGACGCGCCCGAGTCCGATGTTGTTGACCTTGCCATCGTTCTGCTTCAGCACCACGAAGTCCGTGATCTTGCGACCAACAAACTCGCCATCGGTGACCTCGAGGCTAAATGTGAGCTGCGGCAGATTGTTCTTCTTCGTCGCACCATCCTTGATCTCGACAACTCGCGCACGGTAGTCGCCCGGTGCGAGGGGCTCGAAGCTGGAACTGATGGCACTAAAGTCAGCGTCCAAACGCGGCATACAAAAACTCCTTTCAAGGGCTGGTTCAGCCAGTCCGACTGACGACAGGAGGGAGTGCTGTCGCACCACGCGCTACAGAGAAATACAAACGCGCTTGAGCTCAGCGTCAAGCCAAGCTTGGTTAGTGATCAGGATACCCTGTTGGAGCTGATAGCTCGGCGAAATAGTAAGTGTGCTTGCAAATCCACCACTATTACTTAGTGAACCTACAACTATGCTGTTCGGCGCGTAGAATCCACCACCAAATCTTGAAGACTGCGACATCTGCTGCTGCTCACCATACCGTTGGTTTGTTAGTGTGTTGAACATATCGTTTTCCATCAGCGCCTCTTACCTGTAAGCGTAGTGCTAACCTTCTCTTCCGGCAGACGCGCAATGATCGACTTGAGAATATCCTTCATGTCGGTCAGCTGTCCATTCATCTGATCGCGCGTGAACTTGAGATTCTCCTCGAAGCGAGTCTTGTCTGCCGTAAGGTTGGCCTGATCCACATCCAGACGCGCCTTCCGCAGCGCAATGTCTGTCTCAGCCTGCACTTGAATCCTGTGCAGTCCAACCTTGTGCTCGATCTCACGTGTTTGCTGAATCGAGTCGACCTTGAGCTCAGCAATCCGATCCGTGAGTTGAATCTTTTCACGCTTCAGCGCAATGACTTCATTCGCCAGCTCAAGAGCGACGAGCACCTCTGTCACCTTCGCTGTTTGCCACGGCCAAAACCATTTCATTTTCCTTTCCTCGGTGGGCTATCAGTGAACAATCCAATGAACACAGCAACAACAGGGAGCGCGAGTGCAGCAACGCAAAGGATTGCGAGCACCTCCATCAGCTCTTCCTCGCCGGTGGCAACACAGCCTTGGGTGTCGGTGGCACAGCAGCCGCATTGTAGAACTTCGAGACTGCACCCCACGAAGTCTCAGTCCCATCCGGCACACCCCAACGACTTTTGGCCTGACGCATCACCGGTGTTGCTTTGGTCTTGACCGTGAACTTCTGTACACCTGCCGCATCTACAGTCGAGTCGCAGAAGTACACCTCGTCGAAGTACGCGCTGATTCGACCTGCCAGCTTTCCCGTAAGCAGGGGGAGCTTCTCCACCACCCCGGTGAGATCGTTGTCGGTGCGCTGAAGGTGTGCGGTGCAAACTAACTGGACTGGCCACGCCGTGAGCTGGTTGAGCACAGTCATCAGGTACTGCTGTTGCGCGCCCCACGTACCCTGATGGGGAAGTGTCTGATCGGTGTCCTTGAGTACCTTGGTCAAAGCAATGTCGCTCATAAACGTGAGGCTGTCCAGTGCGATTGCCTTGGGTCCACGTCCAACATCAATTTCTGCGCCGAGCTGGTTGAGACGAAGCGTGAATGCTGCCCACGCCTCGGCCCACGGATACAACCCATCACGCGCAGTCTGTTCCTTGCTGACCTTGACACCTCGCGGCGCCTCTTTGAAAATGTCGTACTCGATATCACGGCCCCTCAGTACTGTCATCCCACGGTCGAAGTCAAACACAAACAGGCCTGGAATGTCGCCCAAAAACCAAGTCTTGTGGGTTCCAGAATCTCCGACAAGGAGAATGTTCGATGACGCACTGGTGATGTTTGCAGTATTCATAAGTCTAACGCCGACCCCGCTTCGCAGGCTGCGCCCGCTCGCCCGTGAACATACAGTGAATCTTCGCCGGCTGTGGCAGGAGAGACACGATATTCTGTGTTGTGAAGATTGCATAACTCGCCAGGACATTCACAGTACCTACAGCGTACGCATGGCACTCCTCGTATGAACCTTCATACACGACTGCGCCAGTGTCCATGTGTACAACGATGGACTTCTTTCCGCTGATCTTCATTGGGCTACCTCCTAAAATGTTTACGCTCCCTCGTGCAGAGTGCCGAGGATATCGCGCTCATTCATTACAACAACCTTCGTTCGTCCGACTGTGATCTCACTGCCTGAGTACTTGCCGAACACAACCATATCACCCAGGGTGAACATCGGACCCGCTCCATCTGGGCCATCGTACTCATCGCAAAGCTCGATGACCTTGCCGCAAGTGGTGATCGTACCACCGCTGAGCAGGATAATACCACCGCTCATGATCTCCTCGGACTTCACCAACTCAACGGCGATACGCCCAACTGAGGGCTTGACTCGCGTGTAAGAGAGCGTAGTCATTCGAGACTCCGACGAATATTATCAGGTACAGGCGGCTCGTCATCCTCTTCATCGTCGTCGCCCCAGTCGAGCGTTTCGTCATCTTCATCGTCTTCGTCCTCGTCCTCGTCCTCATCCTCATCCTCATCCTCGTCAACTTCGGCGTCAGTCAGCTCCTTTGTTGGCACAACGAAGTCCTCACTGTTCGGACACTCTGAATTCGTACACACACCATCGACGCCAAGTATCTGATCGCAGTTGCTACATGTTGCTTCAGGTGCTTCGGGTGCCATCTCGAATCCCTCCTCAGGGAATAACGCCATTTTTAGGATGAACGCAAACCTAGCATAGGCGTTATCATCTAGGTGCGTTGGGTGACCAGTCTTTGGAAGTACTGCATTGAGCCGGCGGATTAGATCGACAGCTTTGGTGGGCGAGATCTCATCGAGGATGAGGTCGTCCAGTTCCTCCGGCGTGAGAAAGAGTACACTACTCGGCATCGTCGGCAGCCAGCGGATTCCACTCATCCTTCGTGAAGTCCATCTCGAGGACACGCTTGCGAATGTGGACAGGTGTGGCGCACACCTCAGAGTACTGGCACTGGCCGTACTTCGCGGCACACGCAGCGTAGTTGTGGGGGAACGCATCAAGGAGGGCGTCGCTGGAGATGTCAAGTCCGGTTCCCTCAATCGCTTTTTGCGCAAGTGCAAGCCGCTGATACGAGGCTTCGAGACGCTTGACCTGCACATTGTAGTTAGCGGCCCACTCCCGCAGACGGTCGGGTGAGTACGGGATGGTCTGCCGCTCGAACTTGCCTTGTGTCTTGAGCACGGCGTGGGCATTGATGCGCACCCCGGCGATGGGCAGGCCCGTGACAAGCTGCGCTATCCACGCATAGCCCATCATCTGTGCGGAGGGATCAAACTGCTTGAAGTAGTACGCGCCCATCGCTGAGGTCGTCTTGTGATCCTCCACATAAAACAGACCCTGATGCTGGAAGATGCGGTCGATCTTCACAGTGTACGGATGGTACGCGCTCTGCCACGAGACTTCGGTGGAGATTTCAATTGCAGGCTGGTCAGGATACCCCACCGTACTGCCCCAGCCCACCGCTTCTTCGTCCACGCTTCCGTAACGCTTGACATAGGCATCGTACTCCCGAAGCACACGATCAAGCGTACGGTGATCGTCAGGGTTGGCGTGATCCTGCCATGAGTGCATAGCAATCGCCTCGACGAGATCGCGGTCGCCGCCAGTCTTGTAGTGAATCTCCAGCATCTTGTGCCACGTTGTACCGTAGGCAAGTGCTGCCTTCTGCGCACCAATGCGCCTGCGATGGAGAACCATCGAGTAGTAGTACTTCCTTGGGCACTCGTTGTAGGTGCTGAGTGCTGTGTTGTCCACCGGACGCGGGATGTGTGGACTGTATCCCGGAGTCGTGGTAGAGTCTGGTGTGGTACTGGACATGGGCAATGCTCCCTAGAACAGGTTGGGTTGCATAAGTGCTGCGGTAAATTTGCTCATTGCCTGTTGTATATCTCCCGAGAAGCTGTGCTCCTCTGCAACGGCAACGAAGTTGGCAAGGAGGCGACGGACAAACCACGAGGTCGCACCCCACTGTGGAAAGATCGTGAACAAGGTGGTCTGGAGCGCTGCTGGAATCCGAATCGCAATCGTGCGCTGGGGGCCATCACGAAACTCAGTATGCAGATGGTACTCGATATCAGCGTTGATGAGTGGGATGAGCTCGGGTGTCCGGCGAATCTCACGGAGAAACTCTGTAAGACCCGTGACAATGAGGGCGGTGTATGCACCTCGAATGGGGATGAGTCGGTCGAACTTATCCAAGTCTGCCGCCAGCACGTTGGCGTCCAGACCAATGGTATCGTGGCCAGCGTTGCGTCGGGTCATGGATTATGCCTGATATGTGGATGATAAAAGCGAAATGGCTTTCGTGGATGTAGTACTGCATTGAGTGTTTTATACCGAGGCTGTGCATAGTAACAGACAGGACAATATCGGCGCGAACGTGTACACTTGCGACGAACCTTTTCCTTGAGCGGCCCACCACACTTACGGCACATACGCAATGCTGCGTTGAGTGCGATAGGACTTACACTATTTTCAAGTGCATTTAGTGCTGGTGTAATTATGCGCAAGTGATTCGGATTGATACAATGGCGTACGCGACAGATATGCTCTAGAGAGCGACCAGCAGGAATTGCTCCACGATACATCATCCATGCAACACGATGAGCAGGCTGTGTCTTGAATGAACCAATACTGAATTGTCCATAGCCACTACTGTTACGCGCAGCAGTCCATATCCAACAACCAGACTCGCTATCAACGTAATACTTTGCAATGAATCGGTCGTACAACTTTCGCTGTGCTATTGTTACTTCTTCCCGTGTTGCAAGATTAGTATAATCTATCATACAGTACCAGCTCAGGTTGGTGTTGGCATCCGCATTCAATATACCATCCGGTACGCCAAAAGTCAAACCAGGGTTGGTACCTCCCTGTATCTTTCATCGTGCAAGATCAAGGCTAGAGGCGGGCCTCCGCTGGAACATTCGCATCCTCCAGTGCAATGGTGAGCGTCCGTTGAGACGCCGCATACAGCAGCATCAGCGGCGTTTCGTGCGCGAGTGCCTCAACACGCAGGTTGTGTGCTAGCTCCGGCGTCATGTCTACGTTGTGCATGACTATCGGAGACATACCGTGATACTGCATCACAACTTGCAGTGGCGTGAGCGCAACATGTTCCCCGAGATCTGGCACGGTGTCAGACCAGTCTGTAACGAACGGAAGCTCAAGCGGAATGTCCTGGATCGTAGCCTCAACACACTGGCTACTGATGACACGGATCTGGATACGCGCCGCCACACGTGCAAGGCGCGGGAACTGATCGGGATACTGCTTGGCAATGCTCAGTCCCTCACGCAAACGGTACGCCCAGTTCCCTGCTTTGTTCGAGGGCGTGCGCCAACGACATCGCCCGGTCTCGAGGAGCTCAACGAAGCTACGCTCGATCCGACGAAGCGTAGCGGGATTGGTACTGTAGCTCACAGATCCCCCAGAGGAAGTTGGATGTGCGTTGCTGAGATGCGCCGCGCCTTTTTCACAGGCTTGGCGAAGAACATAACCTTCGGTGGCGCGGGTGGATTCAGAAGCCGTCGATACGCACGCTCACCACCATTGGCACAGGCGATGTTGTGAACATTCGTGCGCTCTTTATTCCAGTAGCCTGAAAGATTGCAGTGCGAGCAGCGAAGCTTATTCATGGGCGAGGCCTTGGTGGACGTCCGATACGCGCAGCTTCGTGCGCGATGATGACAAATATACTGCCAAAAACACCAAGTAAGATACCAATGCCGAGCCAGACTAGATGGACGATCACTGTGTACGTTCCATGATGAAGGTAAGAAGAATCCTGCGGGCGTGTAGCATTCCAAGGTAGAGCTCGGTGTCGGCTGGGTCGGAGGCTTTGCGCAAGCGCTCAGCTGCGTCAACGAGTGCAGTAAGGACACGCGCATCAGCGTAGGTTGCTGTGATACGGGGCCAGGAATAGATATTCACATCCTCCACCGTTAGCGTCTGTTCTTTAAGGGCGCTCACGGTGTCACCTCGTCGATGGCGGCGAGGGCGTCGTCCAGTCCCTCGTCGTAGGCCCGCTGCTCTGGGTAGATGGCCGGGGGTCGCTTCGCGATGATCTTGCATATAGCCGCTCGGCACCGCGTCACCGTCCGGCGCTCGACGGCGGCGACTGCGGCTGTAAGGTCGGAGAGAGCTTCCAGTGCGGAGCAACTGTCCTCTCCCCACAAGTGAGCGCGAGCGCCATACGCCCACGCCGCTTCCCGCACGGCGTCGTCTAGTGGGGTGAGGTCAGGCATTGCTCGGCTCCCGGCAGAGGGTGGCGATGACTTCATCTACTCGCACGATAGAGCGTACTGCCTTGTTGTGCCGTATCCAAACAATGCGGGGGCGGTTCCCGTCAGCGATGCTTACCGCATCGGCCAACGCCGTCACGACGAGGCGCTGGATCGCGGGGTCGCTGAGCGCCATCGCAATCACGTTGTAGTCGTAACACCGCTCCTTCGTGGCGGCGCGTACTTGGCCTGCCGTGATCTTGGTCACGTCTCCTCCCTGTCGCTCGGGGCCGGTGGGGTGGCCTCCCACGGCGGCAGCACGAAGCATACTTGCTTGATGAAGTGCTCGGGCAGTTCCACCGTACTGCCGGTCGCCGCCCACACTTTCCGCAACGTCTCCTTGTCGCGGGCGGTGATCTGCGCCTTACCCTGCGCCATGATCGCGTAGCCTGAGCCGACGAGTGTACCGCTCCGCCAATCTTTAGCCATCGTTCCGCGCCTCCTCTGTGGCAGACAGCGCGGCGTCGATGGCGGCAAGGGCGGCGGCAATGCCGTCATTGAATCCATCTTCCGCTACATCGAGCAGCGAGAACGGCAAGTCTCGGCTGTCACGAAACTCGACGTTCGCCACCGCATCCCTGACACTATCCAGCCTCTCCGTATCCCTCCGCTCCCGCTCGGGGGGAACGGAGAGGGCGGGGTACAGCAACGTTTCGACCCATCCACCATCCCGCCCAAAGATGGCTCGCGCACCAGCGGCTTGTGTTTTGTCGCAGTAGACTGCCTCCACGCCCGACCCAGTGTGCCGGAAGAACCACGCAAACGGCTCCCCCTCACTCTGCGGTCCTGCACGGAGGGCGGCGAGGATGCGAACATAGAACTCGCGGAATGACGGGAACGGTGTAGAGTCGCGTAGCTGTTCAAGTTGCGCGATGTCTTCCGCCGTGACGCCCTGCGCCTGCGGGGAGTTAGGCGACATAGGAGTTGTCCTCATATTCGAGATCACGCGGCAACGGAAGTCGTTGCACGTCAAACATTCGCAGGAGCCCGCGCACCGCACCTTGCATATCAGAATAGCTCTCAGGATACGCTAGATCGGGACGCCACTCTTTATGTCCCGCGCGCAACGTGGCGATGATGTCATGCTCCAACTGGTTCATAGGAGCTTTTAGCATCTTCTTAGCCATTGGTGCCTCGGATGAGGGAGAGGAGGGCGGCGCGGGCGGCGATGATCGAAGTAGCGTCGCGGCGGTCATTGGACTCGTAGGCCATCGCGGCTTCCTCCAGTTCGTCTATCGCCGCTTCGACTACAGCGGGGTCGGGCGCTGGGGGAAGGGTGCGACGGTTCCACTCTTCAACGTCCGAGACCTTCACATCAAACGTGCGTGCGTTCCACATTTCGATCCAGAAGTACCTACTTCCGTCGTTGTGCGCCGGACAGCCATCAGTCGGACATTGCATCGCCGGACGGTGGCTCTGGTAGACGATAGGCTCCGCGCCGCAGAACGGACACGGTAGCGGCTCTGGTGCCCGTCCGGTGGACGGCGGGAGGTTAGGCGACGGTTGAATCTTCTGGTCGCAACCGACACAATAGCCATCATCGGACAGCGCCATCTTCCCGTCTTTCAGAGCGCACGGTGTCATGTCAGAGCGTGCGCGTGGACATTCTTTAGTCGGCATCCTGCGTTCCCTCGCTCGTGGTGGGGGACGGGGTGGTAAGTGGTCGCGACGCACGCTTCCCGTCTACAATGCCACGCGCCCAAGCGAGAGCAGAGGCAACAGTCTCCGTGGCGTTGCCGCCGTGGCAAACACTCGCCTGCCGCATCGCCCAAGGGTGCCATCGTTTGTCGCATTGCGCGGCCTCTTCGGTGTCGGCGTCCGAGGTCATCAGTTCAAGCTCAGCGAGCACCGCCGCGTTCCGTTCTACGTTCTTCTCCGCATCCTGCACACGCCACCTCATCGCCTTCGGGTACAGCGCGCGGAGGGTGCGTTCCATTTCGGGTGCCATCTTATCGGTCATCGTGCGCGCTCCTCGCCCTTCGCTTCAAGGGCCTTATGGTAACTGGCCCGCAGTTCCACACCGCGCGGGCAAGAACAGAACGTGCGCGCCGTCTTACTCGCGCTCCCGTCAATGAGATACTCGATTGCACCGTCTTCGCACTTCAGGCACTCCGTGTCCGTCTCTGGTGTGGCGGCGGGGGCAGAGAGGGCGGCAATCACGCGCTTGGCCGATGCACTGGTCTGCGTTGGGCCATCCGAGTCGTCCGCACACCGACGTAACCACGCAAGATCGCGCTTCATCTTCGGCCAGCGTATCCGCTTCTCCCCCTGCGCGACACGGGCACGGAGGGCGGCGTAAGTGGCGAGGATGCGTTCGTAGAAACCGGCGTCATGCGTGAGGCCACGCCCGCCGACGAGTGCGTCAGTAGCCTGCTTCACATCCCCCGCCGTCATCGTCGGCTCGGTGGGGCGCGTGGGGGTCACTGTGGCTCCTGCGCACGAAGCGCATTGATAAGTGCATCAAGGTCAGCAAATGCAACCTTGAGTCCATTGAAGCCACGCTGGTACTTCACACCAGTCCGCCTGGCGACAGCAGCTGTCATTGCGACGATTGTCCAGTGTGGATTGAGCAGTTCACCGGATCTCAAGTACGTTCCGATGCCGTGATGGAGTGCAAGATGCGCTGCCATCTCATTGCGTGCTACACCATTCGTAATCTGCGGGGTCATCGTTACTCCAGGATTGTGGGCGAGGTGGAACAGCAACTGCAAAAGCAAAAGCAAAAGCAACTGCAACTACGTGAGGCAAGAAAGAACAGAGACCGGGCGAGTCACGCTCGCCATTCAGCATCGGTGCGGAAGCAAGACTCGCGGGATGCCCAGCGCGTCTGACTCGCCCGACCTCCGCCGATCAGAATGCCATCTGCAGCACCCGACCCGCCGCGCGCTCGACAAGGACGCGCTCGTCGGCCTGGGGCAGGTCACGCGCAATCTCGGTCAGGCCACTGGCCAATCCCCACGCCGTGCGAGGACTGCCGTACCATCCTTCGTGAAGCTCGGCCTTGTCGTAGCTATCCTCGATCAGCCCCTTGCTCAAGTTCGGGACACGCAGCCCGAACACGGCGTCGAGCACAGCATCTTTGGTCGCGGCGATCTGGTAGCGCCGAGCAGCGACGATCTTCAGCTCGTCCTCGGTACCGGAGGACTCGCTGTACGCCTTGAGCTCGATGGTGAGTTCACGGAATGCGCGAGTGTTCGCCGTGCCGATGTGCGGGATGCGCAGTTCGCGCACACCCTTGGCTCCCCAGACCATATGGTTGCCGCAGATGTAGTTGTACAGGAACGTGGTCAGTCTGAAGCTGGCATCACCGACCTCGGAGTTGCTCACGAAGAACCCCCTGCCCAGCCCACCGTGCGAGTCAGTCTCGAAGATGCGACGGTCACTGTCCACGAGGAAGGCGAACATGTTGGTGTCGCCAGCGTAGAGTCCCCGGCTGCCGTCGTATGCGGCGGGTGCTGGCTGCCACTCGGGACGCTCCTCGACGAGGCGGAGGAGGCGGGAACTGATGTCAGCGTTCCAGATCCTGGCGTATCCGTTGCCCGTCAGCGCGCGAAGTTTGTAGTCCCCGTTCTGTGCGAACAGAAGCTTCGCGGTTTTGCCATCCTCTCCGAGCTCACTGAGCAGGGTGTGCTCGCCCATTGCAAGGGCGTAGCTGAGGTTGGTCTTGACGAGCTGGGCGGGGAGGGTGCGCATGTACGCGGCGGGAGCGCCGACGACACGGCAGAGTTGGCCAAAGCTGTGGTGCGTGAAGGCGGCGGGGATTCCGGCCTTGCCAATGAGCCGGGGGCTGGTGTGTCCGTCAGACTCGCTGGTCACTACCCGCAGGTCCTCGAGTGCAATGTGTGAGGACTCGCGGGAGATGGTGCGGATGCCGGAGGTGTGCGCGTGCAGGTCTGCGAGCGTGGTAAAGCGCTCGTCGGCTGGCCGAGTGGCCCATTCGTGGGAAGCCTGTGTAAGCGTGGTCATCGAGACTCCGTAGTGCGTGACAAGCCAGCGTGTCTCGGGCGAGAGCGCTGGTGTTGTCGGTGATGCGTTTGGTCAGGGCTTGGAACCTGACTGCCGCATTGCTCGCCCGAAGGCGAGTCCTCTGCGCTACCACTCTTTGTCAAGGTCGACACCACACGTAGCGCAGCGCTGGTAGAACGCTGACACCTCCCTGCAATGTGGACAGACTCCACGCTCGACAGCCAGCCTGCCCATCGACTCGTCGCAGAAAGGACAGCAGTAGAGGCGTTTGCCTGTGTGTTTGCAGGTGTGGGTTGATTTGTGGAGGATGATGTCCCAAGCGATGAGACACGCTACACTGAGGAGGAGGATGAGGCCGAGGTCACTCATCGGACACGCTCGGCTCGATGGGACACGCCGTGTCAGTGCAGGTCAGTGCCCTGCACTGTCGAGCAATCGTGTTCGAGACTGCCTTATAGCTTCCCCACATGTCTACAACAGGGTTGTGTGATCTGCAGGGCATCTGATTGTAGAGGTACGAGGCGTACGCTTCGATCAGGTCGATATTGTCGCCGTCTGCATGCCTAAACGCGCCAACCAGATCGTTGGCGAGGATGGCAGTGAGGAACGAGCCGAGTGGGTGCGGGTGCTGACCAGTACGATACTTCTCGAGTTCCCGAAGCGTGTCGATAGGAAGTGGCCTATGCATGGCGAGTATCCCGGATACGCTGCGCTGCGGTGGCTTCGCGCTGACGGACACGCTCGATCTGTCTCGCTCGATAGGGAGCGACGATGCGACTGGCCGTGGCTAGTGCGTCGGGCGCACGGTCTGTGTGCGTGGAGAGGTATTGGATGGCGAGCTTGCGAATCCTGCGTGTGCGGCGTGACATCAATTGTTCTCCGTGACTCGTAGGTCGTTGAGGTAGGACTGTGCTATCACAGTCTTGGCGTAGAGTTGACACGCGGTGTGTCCCTTCGGTGGATCATCTGAGTTGAGCGGTCGGTCGCACAGTGCGCAGCGTGGTGCGTCTGCGTCGAGGAAGCGTTCGACACTGCCTCCGTGCATCGTGATGTTGTTCCAGCGGTCGCTTGGGCTGGCGTAGAGCATCGGGCAGCACCCGACTCGTTTAGCCAGTGCTTTGTGTGCTGGATGCAGGGCGAGCTGGTTATACGTTCCCTCTCCGGACAGCCAAGTATGGGTTATGACTACGCCCAGCAGTAGGAGTTCACGCTGTTCAGCTGGTGTCCAGCTCAGCGCAAAGCTACTGACAACCAGCTCGATGGTCGGCTTAGGAGAGGTGATATAGCGAATGATTAACGGATGACTGGAATGCACACCCAGGGGTACACAGGGCATGACTACGGTGTGCTGTACAACGCGCCAGAATGCGAGAGGGCCGAGGTGGGGCTTGGCGAGACGCAGGGCTTCAAACCAGCGCTCGTCAAGGTCGGGCGTGGGCAGTGGACTCACGGCTTGCGCTCCTCGTCGTTGATGGTGGGGAGGTGCGCAGAACTGTTGCACAGATACCAGCCACTCAGCGTCTCGTACTCGACGTGAAGTTCGCGGGTTTCGGGGTCGAAGCTGATGCGGTGGAGTCCGCAGTAGTCGTCGGTCTCGTAGTATTCGAGGACGATCAGCTCTGAGTTCACTGTGCCTCCACGAAGAAGGTGAGGTTGTCAATCTGCTTGAGCGTCTTGCCTGTGACATAGTTGGAACCGCTGAGCTGAGGGATGCGCTCGATGCAGAGCAACTCCCAAACACTATGTGCGTTCCGGTACTTTTCTGCATCATTGAGGAGCTGGAAGAGTGCTAGCACCTGGTCGAGTCGGACGACTGCCCACATTGTGTGCCTCCTTGATCTTGCAACGTGAAAGATCCAGCGTACATGAAATGTTCGTCTGTTGTAAACACGGTGTCGATCCTTTGTTGAGGTGGGGTGGTGCAGAGTGCAGCGAGTGCGCGGTTAGCAGATCTTTCCCGCGCCAGCCAGAGCTGCTGGTGTATGGTGCCAGGATCGCATGAAGCCCGCCCACGCTTACCCTGTTTCCAGACTCGCTTTGATTCCTGTGGTACATCCATCCAGCCATCCATCCATACAGCCATCCATCCATGCCGTGGATGTACGGCCTCCGACCCACCCCCC